CTATAGATGTAATATTAGAATCAGTAAAATTTAAACCATTAAATGTACCTACTGAGGATCCTCCACCTAAACTTCTACTTAGTTCTTCAAAATATTTTATCCATAGGTGAGAGCTAATTGGCGTATGTAACGGTGGAGGTCCTAAAGCCATTAATTATTTCCTTCAGCATATTTACCTAAGTATACTCCCATTTCAAGAGATTCTAATCTAAGAGGAGTATTAGCAGTATGCTTTAATCTAAAAGATCTTCTATGAAATCTTCCTAAAGATACTAACCTCGGATAAGTATCTTGCATGTCTACTGTGCGAGAAGTACCATATGTATTATAATCATCATCAGACCAATCTATAGTTAATGCAGATGATGACCCTTCTACATCACCAACAACTGAGAGCCTAAATAAAAATTTAGGTCTTGTAGTTAAAAAATCAAGCTTGTTAGTTAATATTTCTACTTTAATATCATTTGTTGAATCTTGATTAATATCAAGATCCATTCTATATACTTTTCCATTATCTTCATCTAAAATAAAATGCTGGTCATCATGATTACAATAATCTATACCAGTAAAATAAGTTTCACTACTTCCATCAAAAGATGTCCACTCAGACCAAGTACCGTCTCTTAAATCACACACTAAAGTTTTAGCTGTATTTTTAAGAGTTAATACATAAAATTGATGCCCAGCAATTCTCATTCCATAAGCGTATGCATCATCTATTCCATTACCACCAGCATTTGCTTCCTCATCAATCAATCTTTCTACAGGCTTAGTGCTTACTGTTCTTAAATCATTACCACTAAACATCATAACAGATTTACCACCTGAACGACCTTGAGCCATCCAAACGATTGTGTTTTCTCCTGACCAAACAGTTTTTCCATTAGCACACCCATATCGTATAGCAATACCTTCTACTGGGTCTAGGGTAGAACCTGACGCATTACCAGCGTTAAAGAAAAATTCTGTTGACCATTCGTTAAACGCTACTATATAGTTTAAATGTCTAGCTAGTGCTATCCCTTGATCAGGCTCTAACTGGCAAGTAAGTTTATGTGTAGCTGTCCAGTCTGATGGATCATTTACAGCAGAGTGAAATATTTCACCAGTAGATCCTTTCATAACAAATATAAATCCATCTAAGTTAACTATGCCTGGAACTAACCCAGTTGGTATATCAGAGTCAGTCATTTTTGTCATTGTACCATCTGCAGCAACTGTCCATATTTTATCAGTTACTCTAAATACTAACCTTGGGGTACCACCTCTAATCTCAGTTACATCTACTCTACCAGTAGCATCATCCAATGTACCACTTAATGCTGAACCATCTTTGTATATTTTATTTCCAACAACAGCATAAATAGCATCACCATCTGGCCAAGCATATAAAGCTCTTCCAGCAGCTGTAGCTGTAGTCTGAGAATCTGAAAACCCAGGCCTCTTAACTACATATGTTAATGGTGCATCAACATCTTTACCACTAGCAATTTGTTCAGGAAAACAATTTTTAAACCATTGATCTTCCGATGTACTAAATTGACGTTGATTAGGTAATGCATACAAAGGAACTCTTACTACATCCATATTAGCCATAGTAGTTACCTTCTGTATGTTCCCTGTCTGTCAGCTGGAAGTAAATATAAAGACTCTTGTTCTGATGACCAAGCATCACATTGTGCCTTTAACGACGCTGATATTTGAACTAACTCAGCTAACCTAGTATCACTTACTCCATATTTAGGAGCTATAAAAACTGCTAACCCCCAACATATTGGCATATACCATTCTTGTGGAAAGTCAGGCTCACTTTCGTTAGTTATGCCATCAAAGTCTTCATATGCTCTTGTAACATATAAATGTATTCTATCGTTTGTATATGAATCATCAGGTACAGGCCAAACATTCATGTTTGACGTAGTTACTTGAGGGTCAAAAAATAATTGGTTTATTCTTCCACTTTCACCTTTCTTGCTTAAATCAACATACTCTGATCTTGATATTACATCTATAGGTATATCTGTGTCATCTGTAGTTCTTACCCAAGCATTATTAACACCTAAAATCTTTTGTGTAAACGCATTTGTAAACGTATATACTCTGTCATTATCAGATGCATCGTCATCTATTGCATCAGCAATAGTTAATGTTGTACTAGAACCTACAACAGTGATAGTACTAAAATGTATTCCAGAAGAATCTGTTACTACACCTATCGTATCACCAACAGCCATTCCAGTAGTAGAGTCTACAGTTAGAGAAGTTGCTCCTGATGACACACTACCATTTAGTTGAGTGTTTATAACCTCAGACTCTTTAGCCATTCTATCTACTGAAGAACCACCAAATGTATATTGTCTTTGCCCTTTAATTGGAAATATAATTATTTCCTGATTAACAAACAGATTCATTCCTTCTGCCATCCAGAATTTAATCATCATATTAAGAGACCTAGCACAATCAGATTTTTGATTAGTACTTGGAGTTTCTCCTTCTCCAATTACACCAACAAGCTGAAGAGCTTCTGTAATTATATCATCTCTTTCTATTGAAAAATTAACTGATCCACTTGTAGCCATTATTTTTCCTTTTTATGGTAATGTTTTATTGTAAAGTCGCTATCCTCATCTGGATAATCTATTTTTGGATGTCGTACTCTTAAATATTCATACAACATAGTATATCCCTTTTTCTTTGTATACCACAATGAAGCACTATATCCTGACATAATTAACCAAGGACTAAATACTGCTGCAAATATAACTAAGTTCCATTGGTTTTCCTCTCCTAAATACATATAAGGAGACAAAGCTGATTGTAATAACATTTGTGTTAATGCACCCATAGGCGCACCAATAATTACCGCATTTAATAAAGTTTTCTTATATGACCACGGTGCTTTTCTTTCTTGTCTATTAATACGTTTTAATACTAATTGTATATAAATACCTACCACAGTATTTATTATTAGTGGTAAAAATAAAATTAATAAATAAGCATACCAAGGTACTGCCGTCATTTGGGGTACTTATCTTTAACAGCTTTAATACTTTCTTTCCAACCATCAATACCATTATGATAAATATTATCTAATTGGTCTACTATACTTGGATATTCACTACGTCTTTTTTTATCTATTAAAACTTTATTAGGGTCTGTCCAAGCTGAACCGTTCCAAACCTGTTTTCCTGATTGCGGAACAACATTAACTTCAGTTAAGCTGTCTGATAAATCTTGTGAGTCATCAGTTGCTTGATTTAATGTTCCATTATCGTTTACCCAAAATTTTGTCATAGCCATGCCCTCACTATCCATCTCCAATCATTCACATCCATGTCACTTGCATCAAATCCTGTTTTATTAACTAATTTAATTACATTGCCTGTTATCACAGTAACATTAGTAGCATCACAACAAGCCATAATACCTGCATCTCCAGAATCGTGCATTGCAGCCCACACTTGTATTTCATCATTCACCGAGTAATTGGCATCACCTGTTTTACATATTGCTGACACTGTAAATTTATGAGGTTTTGCTCCTAATCCATGAGACACATTAAGTCCTGTATCTGCTGCTACTGTTTGTTCTGATGATATAAAATTTGGACTTACTCCAAAATCAGTACCTGCATCGTCCGTAAACATCAGTCTATTTGGTGTTGCTGTATCTACCCAAATTTGACCTGCTCCTGCGGTATCGGCCTCCGCATTAGCTTGTTCTGTCATTTTAATAGTTCCTGCTGCCGTAATATCATTACCTTGACAATCTAATGCGCCACCTAATTGAGGAGAAGTATCGTCAACAAGATCGCTACTTGCTGCTGCAACAGATGCACCATTCGCCCTCGTGTAATTTACACATTGCACTGTATTAGCACCTGTACTGAAAAATGATGCTACATCTCCTGCTGCTGTTGTGATATTCGCCTCTGAAGGCAAGTCTAAATTACTTGCATGATGTTGCAACACCAACGCACCATCAAATTGAAAAGTAAATTCTCTATTTGCTGCGACTGTTAAAGTGTTGATTTGTGTTGTTCCAGTTATGTCAAAATAGTTACCATCAGTTCCTACAGTTAAAGTATTTGCTGAAGCAATATCTGATCCTTTGTTTACACCTAATGCAGTTCTAGCTGCTATTGCAGAAGTAGCCCCAGTTCCCCCATTTGCTATAGAAATTGGAACTGCAACAGTGCCTAATGCAGCAATATCTTTATTTTCAAGAGCATCAGCAGCAGAGTTCCATGCTAAGTATTTATCCGCAGATGGTTCAGGTATTGTAAGGTTAGTAGTTGTAGAAGGTGCTGCAAGTTTTAATGATCGACCAACTTCTTCATCAATTTGTTGTGCAATAATTGTAAGTCTGTCTAAGGCATCTTCATGTGTTTCTGCGCTGAAAGGGTCATTCTCAACATAATCACTAGATTGGGTTA